CTGACCAGCAACCTGTTGCGTGGCCATTTGGCCCGCGCCATACAGGCTGCCGAGTGCGCCAAGGCGGTTGCCAAGTTGAGCCTGAGCGCGGTTAAAAGCGTTCATGTACTCCTGCGAACCTAACTCTTGCCCAAAGCGCTGTGCGCCCTTGAGCATGGAACCGGACAGCAAGCCGCCGCGAGCAGCAGCAGATCGCTCTAGCGCCTTCTGGCCTTCCGACAAGCGGAACGCATAACCGGGGTCCATTTGCATGTCTTCCGGTCGGTAGCCGCGAGTCAGCATCCCGTAGTCGGCAGCAGAGGCGTCACCGCCGATACCAAGCAAGCGCATCAATTCGTTTTGCGAGGTAATTCCTGCCTGACGGAAAGGCTCTTGCAGTTCCGTCTGCTTTTGGAATATTTCGCGCTGAACATCAGCAGCCTGTTGCGATGCTTGTTGTTGCGCTTTTGCTGCCTTACTTGCCGAGCGACTGCCCATAGCAGCCGATCCGATGCTGGATGCGGCAATAGCAACTACTGGATTAGCCATGAGGGAATTCCCCGCGATATGTCGCAAAACTTTCGCCGTATAGTGCCATTACCGCACCTGCTTTTTCCATAGCAGACTCTCGGCCTTGGCACAACAGCACCACTAAAAGAAATAAGTCATAGTAAGCGGCACGCCAAACAAACGACCGTTCGTCGGCCAAGCCGTTGCGCTCGGCGTCATCCGAAGCCTTCCACTTCAGAATGGCCGTGCCCAGAGCAGGTAATAACTGCCCTGCGTGAGCCATAAAGAAATTGTTTGCAGGCATACCCACAAGGGTGCGCCACACGGTATCGTCCAGCGACTTACGGTCTACCGGGTCGCCATCGGCTACGTCGTCAAACACCTGCGTGACGTGCCACAAGTCAATCAGCCAAGCCACCGCATCTGGCGGCAACTCCAGCGCGGCAAAGTTCTCGCGCAACCAGTATTCGGCTTCGGTCACGACACTTCCCGACCAGAGGATCGGATGTTGATGGCCGAGGCAGTACCGGCAATCGTGGAGATAAACCCGCCCGGTTGCAGCACATGGCCGACCAACTCAGGGAACGTATACGTCTCCGAGGGCAGCAGCGTCTTGTTCTTGATGATCAAGTTCTGGTTGCCCGACGCGTCAAACTGCGTCACGAGGTTGACCGACAGGGTAGCCGCCGATGCGCTGTAATTCGTGGCCGTGAACTTGTCGATAATGGTCGAGACGTTCGTGGCCGTGTACTGCGTGGTCTGCGTGTTCTCGGCAATCTTGGCCGGGATCAGGACTTTTACGTTAACTGCCATGTGTCACCTAAAAGGTAAATACCATTCGGACGCGACCGTTAGTACCGGCCAAGCCCGGATCGCCGCCCTCTACCGGGTCGCCACCGTTGCCGCCAGCGCCAGCAGTAAGGCTATTATCGCCTACGATGCCCGTAGCGCCGGTTTGGGTAAAGGCAGCCCCTCCGTTGCCATTTACTGACGGCGGCACCGTACCGCCCGTCTGCGTGCCTCCAGCGCCTTGCTGGCTGCCAAATATGCCAATACCGCCGTAGCCGCCAAAACCGCCCGTAGAGATCATTTCGTCTAGGGCGTAGGTTCCGGCGTAGACAACAGACTGGGTGCCAGCGCCGCCCACAGCGTCCCCAACCGTGCCGCCTCTACCGGCAGCACCGACAGTGTACAGAATAGTTTTAAGGGCATCTGGCGCGGTTAACACAATGACTCGTTTAGCGTAGGCACCGCCGCCACCACCGCCACCGGGGTTCTCTTGGGGTTCGTACAAGAACTCGCCAAATATCTGGGTGACAGTGCCGTAGCCACCGCCACCGCCCGCACCCCACACCTCAATGGTGACGCCCGTGGCTCCCGTGGGAATCGTGACGCTACCCGACCCAGACGAGAAGTCGAATACACCGGCACCGGCTCCCCCCGTCGTGCCTGCAATCGCCGCTGCTAAGGTAGCGCCGCCCATTAGGACAATCCCGCTCCGCTGATCAGCCAAGACGTGCTGCCAATCTTGACGCAGGTAGCCAGACCGTTACGAGCCAACGTGCGCGTGCCAGTCGTGGTGCTGTTCGCCAAGGTCAGCGTGTCGGTCGTAATGGAAATCGACAACGCGCTGGTATTGACGTTGACGATAATAATCACGGTGCCCACTGGGAACGCGACCGCCGAGTTAGCCGGAATGGTCAGCGTCAGGCTGGTGCCGTTCATCAGAATCGACTTACCGCGATCTGCCAGCACTAACTGATAGTTAGCCGTCTTAGATACCTGCGGGGCTTCTCGATAGCCCACAGCATAGTTCGCGCTAACCGAGTCGTTGTCCGGGATCAGCGGCGTGCCGGTGAACGTGGGCGAGGCAATCGGCGCATAGGTCGCTGCCGCAGCCGTCGTCGTCAGGCCGTTGGTAATGCCGTAGCCAGCCAGCGTCGTCGGCGTGCCGGTAATCGTAGACCACGCAACGCTCTCCGTGGAGATGTCGTTGATGCCCGCGATGTCGTCGTACTCGCCGATCTGGATGTCGCACGAGTCTTTCAGCACGAAGCGGTACTTAACGCCTTCGGCCAGCCACATGTCCTCGGGCAGTCGTCCGCCAGAGTCAAGGATGATGGGGTTGGAGTTAGCCGTTGTGCCAAGAATCGACGTATACGTCGTCAGCGGGGTCGTGGTGCCAGCAGCGTAGGTATAAATCTTTCCGCCCGACAGCACAGAGCCGTCATCGGTAAAGAACTGCGCCCCGGCTCCCGCAAAGGGTGAAAGGTAAACGGTCATACGTACACCTGCATAACAGTCAAAATGATTGAAGGAATGGCTGGGACCGGAGGAGCGGCGGCAAAGTTCTGCAACTGCACGTCCAGCGCATCCACGGAAAAGTACAACTGAAAGTAATCGCCGTTAGACAACGGCAAGAAAAAGTTAGCGGCAGAGAAGATTTCGGCATTGTTGCCTTGAATCTGAATCAGTGACGCAGAGTTGGCTACGTTAGTGCCGTTGATAGCAGGCCAAATGTACAGTCGCCCCGTACCGCCCGAAGTCTTGTCTACCTGAATAGAAAACTGGACGTTGTAAATAGCAGGTCGAGTAACTTTAATCTTGCTGCTATCGGCTGGGTCACGGTAAACGCCATACGCCGGATCAGCATTGTTGTACGTGATGGCGTAGGCCGTGTTGATAACCGTTGCCGCTTGAGTCTGCGTTGAGAAAAACGAACCGTAGTTGATAAGACCCGGTTCAAACCGAGGCGGCCCTTTTTGCAGATCGTCTAGTTGCCCCTTGACTACCGCCAACTCGTCCTCGACGTTAGCCGCCAACGCTGGCGCTAATTCAAGGTCAGCAATGGTGGTCTGCGTAGTACCACCACCAGTTAACTGAAACTGATTATTAAGAAAGCGAAACCATTCACGCGAAATCTGGTTAGTGCGCTCGTCAATAAACGGCACACGCGGAGCAGGAATTTGCGTGATGTTCTGGGTCACGACGCCGTGCCGCTCAGTTGCAGTTCAGCGCCCATAATGGCGACCTTAACCGGATCGGTGCCGCTAATCTCATACACGCGGTCACGCAACTTCAAGGTCATGCCAAGGCGTCGGAAGATAGCGCGAGTGCCGTACTGACCAGTGCGGCCCATCGACACGGTGCGCTCACCATTCCAAGTGTGACCGCCGTCATCAGACCAGCGCAACATCAACTGCGGGTTAGCGCCAACAACAGGTGTTGTCTCAATCGCAAGGCTCAAACCATCGTCCTGCACAACCCCTAGTATGTTATTGCACGTCTGAGTCTCAATATCTTGTGGTACGTTGGTTCCAAGATTGGCGTTAAGCGACGGTGCGCCAGTCTCGGTGTTAATGATGACTTGCGTCTCAGTCGTGATCTCTGTAGCCGGGTCAAATGCGTCCACCCCCGGCAAGCCAACGCCCGTCTCGCAGTCAATCTGGAGCGTGTGGTGAGCGGTACGTTTTAGATCATTACCGCCGGTTGGCAGCGCACGCCAAGACCGCAGCCACTTCTGCGTAACGCCAGCGTCGGAGTACACGTCCAGATCAAACGCATACAGGCGACCGTTCTGGTAATCGCCAATGATTGGATCACCGTTGAAACGAGCATGGCAGTTACCACGGTGGCGCTTGAAGTCGCCATTACGGAAACCAGCACGCTCGTGCCACGAGCCTGTCGCCGCGTCAAACACCCATGTTGTATCTGCGTTGGTAAAGTTCAACACGTAGAACGTGTGGCCGTCTTGTTGGTACGTATAGCCCACAGCATCGGCAAGGTTGCCGTATTGCTGAATGGCGTACTCAACTGCATGGGTAGATACGCGCACGCCTTGGTAGCCATTGGCTCGATACACAATGCCCTGACCCCGAGCGTCTGCGCCGAGCCAAAAGACGGAGTTGTCCATCTTGGCGACCGAGTACGGCGCAATACAGCCGATCTCGTTATAGGCGCCTTGGATACGGGTGAGCGGAAAATCGGCATCGCCGGAGTTGTACCAGACCTCCACGGAGTTCGTGCCAAACAGCCACGCCTCTCGATGGTCAATGATCAGGGATACTAGCCCGTCTGGTGAACCCTCAGCGCTTGCAAAATCCAAGGGGTCAATCGACAAGCCATCCAATAGGCTTGTGACCCAGACACGTTGCGAGTTCGGCTCATTGAATACAAAGTAACCGTCAAGATAGCCAACCGTTACCGCACCCGGAAAGTCGGGGTCAGTAATCTGGGCAAACGTGTCGGTTGCCGTGTTAAAGATGTAGCCGTCAGGGTTGGCAGCAATAAAGATTTGCGTGCCGTTGTCGGCCATAGATACCGGGCCTGTGCCCGAGACAAACCCGACAACGCTAGAGGCAGCGTCTTCTAAAAGAATAGTGCTGCCATCTTCTAACAACACTAGCGAGTCGTCTTCCAGCAACAACTGGTTTAGCGCAGCAGGCGCGTAGTTTGAGTCTAACTTGTAGAACTCGTTACCGGAAACAACGTATAGGTAATTACCAAGCGACCACAACCCACGGATAGGGCCAGTGCCAATCGTGGCCTGTAGAGCCAAGCCGGGGCAGCGCTGCAGGTAGGCAGGCTCCTTGCCGCCCTCGGCAATAACCTCTGGATAAAGATTGACCATCCGGTTGTCGGCAGCATTGACCGACCGGATTACATACGACGACCCGAGGATCGGCGTCTTCATTAGAAGTTGCCCGTAAAGATGTTAAAGCGCGGTCGGTTGACGAGCAGTGCCGCTGGCATTGCCATCAGGTCATCCGGGTTATTGATGCGCTTCAAGTCGCGCTTGCTAGTCATAGCAATGCGCTGCACCTGCGGAGAGGGTTCGACACCAAACTCCGCCGCAAGTTCACAAGCCAAGTTAAATCGGAAAGCCCGCAGGTATCCCGGCGGGAACGCCAAATTAGTGTCTAGCGCCGCAGGAGTTGCCAGCGGGCGCACCGACACGAAATGGAACTCCAGCACCTTGGTCGGCACCGGATAGATATAGATCTCCACGTCCGGGTAGGTCATATTGACCCACATCAACTGCGGATACGTGGACGTTACCGTCTTAACTGCAATACTGTTGTACTGCTGGTTATTGATTAGTTTGATGCCATACGACACGTTGGTCGAGGCATCACGGAAATAGGTGGCGTCGTCCATCAGGATAGGACGCTCGGCCACAAACGTGCCGGTCGGTCCCATCGTAATGGTGCGGACGTTAGGCAGCCAGTTATAGACTTGATCTTGGGTCGAGTAGACCGCCAAACGCTCGGTACTCCACGAGTCGAGCATCTGGTTCAAAGCGGTGAGGGCATCCTGCGACGTGGCCGCAGAGGGGACTTCGCCCTCGGCCAACTGCCCGATCAGCCGCAACGCGCCGTTGATTTGATCGGCAGCAGTTGTAGCCATGATTTACTCCTTA